CTAAGTATGTTGTAGAAACACCTATACATGAAGAAAAAATTTAATGAAACAAAAGTAGGGCAGTTTTTAAGTAAAGCTGCTCCAGGTATATTAGGTACTGTCGGTAATGTATTACCAGATAATGGAGTGTTAGGTCTTGTAAAAAACTTAATACAAAAAGACCCTGTAATGCCAGCAGAAGACAAAGAAAAAGCAATGAAGCTATTAGAACAAGATATGGTTGAAATGCAAGAAATATCAAAACGTTGGGAAAGCGATATGAAAAGCGATTCGTGGCTTAGTAAAAACACGCGCCCTTTGTCTTTGATATTTTTATCTGTAATGACTATTGCTTTTATATGGGTTGACAGCCACGAAAGTTTATCATTTACAGTAGAACAAGAGTGGATAAGCTTGTTAAAAACTTTAACTACAACAGTTTATGTAGCATACTTTGGCTCGCGAGGAGCGGAAAAATTTAAAAGTATAAGTAATAATAAATAATAAGTAAAACAATTAACAATTAAATTAAATTAAATTATGGAAGAAGCAAAAAAAATGATCAAAGAAGAACAGTTAAAAACTGTAAACGATCAACAAGGAAAATTAAATGAGCTACTTAGAACTATAGGTGTTTTAGAATCTCAAAAACAAGGCGTTCATTCTCAAGTTTTAGAACTTTCTAAAGAAATTGACAAAACTAAAAAAGAACTTGAAGAAGAATATGGCCAAGTAAATATTGATCTTAAAGACGGTAGTTACACAGACATTGAAAAAGAAGATGCCAAGTAATATTAGAAAAATAAGTATTGGATCAGATTACAAAAATGACGCTATGCATTACGCTGTAGGTCAACAAGTATATGGAGGTCACGAAATATCTCACATATTACTAAATAATTCTGATAAGTCTTATAATATTCATATTAAAAAAAACAACGAGGTATTGCCATGGAAAAAATTTAATTCTAACATGGCTATATCTGTTGAATATGATTTAGAATATTAATGAAAAGTTTATACGACTTTATAGTTAGACCAGTTGGAAAAGAATATGACAACGAGATAACTATTGGTGATAAAAAAATTATTTTAAATACAAAAATTGAAAGTTTTAAATTTGTTAATAATATAGCCAAAGTTGTAGAAGTTCCTACTGCTTTCAAAACAAATATTAAAAAAGGTGATTTAATAATTATACACCATAACGTGTTTAGAACTTTTTATGACATTAAAGGTGTTAAGAAAAAAAGCAGATCATCGTTTATAGATGGTATGTATTTTTGTTCGTTAGATCAAATTTATTTATATAAAAATAATGGCAATTGGAAATCTATTAATGATAGATGTTTCATAAAACCTTTAAAAGCAAAAGATAACTTAGAAGTTGTAAAAGAGCAAAAGCTTATTGGTATATTAAAAATAGGTAATAGTTCTTTAGAAGCGCTAGGAATAACCGAGGGAGACACTGTAGGTTATACACCTTATGGAGAATATGATTTTCTAGTAAATAAAGAGCGTTTATATTGTATGAAATCAAATGATATTGTAATTAAGTATGGAAATCAAAAGAACCAAACAGAGTATAATCCTAGCTGGGCGAGTAGCAGTTGAAGAATTAATAAAAGTTGCTAAAGAACCTATTGTAGATACAGCAGAAGATATATCAGCTGATAGACTTAAAAATGCTGCGGCTACTAAAAAGTTAGCTATATTTGATGCTTTTGAAATACTTAATCGTATTAACGAAGAACAAAACATGTTAGATGAAAAGCCTAAAGAAATTAAAAAAGAAACTACGTTTCGTGGTTTTGCCGAAGGAAGATCTAAATAATGTATACACAAACTTTATATAAAATATTAAAAAACCACATTGATCCTAAAGTTCTTAAAAGAACTAATAGGTATAAAAAATGGGAGCATGGATATAACGAAGATCATGATATGGTTGTTATATCTACTACTGGTGAAATAGGTGAAATATATGAAATACAAAATCTTAAAATAGCTTTACCTAAAAAAAACAATATTCAAGTTTTTGATAGTGACAAATGGGAGCGAAAAGAATTACCTAAAGTATTAAAGAAAATAAAAACTGTATTTGACTGGAGAGAATATCCAGATGACTTTAAAGAAATGTGGTATGACTATATTGATGAAGAGTTCAAAAGACGTGAGGAAGGTTTTTGGTATGTCAATAAGGGTAAACCTACTTATATTACTGGTACACATTACATGTATTTACAATGGTCAAAAATTGATGTTGGCAAGCCAGATTTTAGAGAAGCAAATCGTATTTTTTTTATATTTTGGGCAGCTTGCATAGCTGATAGCAGGTGCTACGGTATGTCATACTTAAAAAACAGACGTTCAGGATTTTCATTTATGGCTTCTGGTGAGTGTGTTAACATGGCTACAATATCTACTGATGCACGTTTTGGTATATTATCAAAATCAGGTGCTGATGCTAAAAAAATGTTTACTGACAAAGTAGTTCCAATATCAGTTAATTATCCTTTCTTTTTTAAGCCTATACAAGATGGTATGGATCGACCTAAAACAGAGTTAGCATATCGTGTGCCAGCTTCTAAGTTTACAAGAAGATCTATAGTATCAACTGAAAAAAACGAAGAGTTAGCAGGTCTTGATACAACTATTGATTGGAAAAATACAGGTGACAATGCTTATGATGGAGAAAAACTAAAGCTTTTAGTTCACGATGAATCAGGTAAATGGGAAAGACCTAATAACATCCTTAATAATTGGAGGGTTACAAAAACTACACTTAGGTTAGGTAGTAAAATTATTGGTAAGTGCATGATGGGATCAACATCAAACTCTTTAGATAAAGGAGGGGCTAATTTTAAAAAATTATATTATGATTCAGATGTTACAAAAAGAAACTCCAACGGACAGACTCGCTCAGGACTCTATTCTTTGTTCATACCTATGGAATGGAACTACGAAGGATACATTGATTCTTATGGCTTACCTGTATTCGACACGCCAAAAAAACCAGCTGAAGACCCTCATGGAACAAAAATAAAAATTGGAGTAATAGAGTATTGGCAAAATGAAGTTGATGGTTTAAAAGGAGATCAAGACGGTTTAAATGAATTCTATAGACAGTTTCCAAGAACTGAAGAACACGCTTTTAGAGACGAAGCTAAATCATCTCTTTTTAATTTAACTAAAATATATGAGCAAATAGATTGGAACGCTGATATAAAAAATAGTGGTATAATAACTCAAGGTAATTTTCAATGGATAAATGGAGTTAAAGATACTAAAGTGGTTTTTAACCCAAGTAATAATGGTAGATTTTTTGTATCATGGGTACCACCGCTAGAACTACAAAATAAAGTAGTGGCAAAAAATGGATTAAAATTTCCTGGTAACGAACACTGTGGAGCATTTGGTTGTGACAGTTATGATATATCAGGTACAGTTGATAAAAGAGGTTCTAATGGAGCTTTAACAGGCTTAACAAAGTTTAGTATGGAAAACGTTCCACCTAATCATTTTTTTTTAGAATACATAAGTAGACCATCAACAGCTGAAATATTTTTTGAAGACGTGTTAATGGCTTGTGTTTTTTATGGCATGCCAATATTAGCAGAAAATAACAAACCTAGATTATTATATTATTTTAAACGAAGAGGCTATAGAGGATATTCTATAAACAGACCTGATAAAGTATATAATAAATTATCTGTAACAGAAAGAGAAATAGGTGGAATACCTAATTCAAGTGAAGATATTAAACAAGCTCATGCGGCAGCTATAGAATCGTATATAGAAGAATACATAGGCTTACAGTCTACTGGCAATTATGGAGATATGTATTTTCAAAGAACTTTAGAAGACTGGGCTAAATTTAATATAAATAACAGAACATCTCATGATGCTTCTATTAGTTCAGGTCTAGCTATAATGGCTTGTAATAAAAATAAATACCGACCAAACCCTCAAGTTGAAAGAAAAATCTACAACTTAGGATTTAAGAAATTTAACAACAAGGGATCAATGTCAAAAATAATTGAATAAATGAAAATAAATACTAATTCAAATAGTGCTTTTCCAAGTCAGGTAGTACCAGACGCAGAAAAAGCTTCGTGGGAGTATGGATCTCAAGTAGCGTCCGCTATTGAAACCGAATGGTTTAACCAAGGTAGAACTAACGGTAACAGATATCTAACTAGTTTTAATAATTATCATTTTTTAAGATTATACGCAAGAGGTGAGCAACCCGTACAAAAATATAAAGACGAACTATCTATCAATGGAGATTTGTCTTATCTTAATTTAGACTGGAAGCCAGTTCCTGTTATATCTAAGTTTGTTGATATTGTTGTTAATGGTATATCTAATAAACAATTTGAAATAAAAGCATTTGCACAAGATCCTTCATCAGTTAAAAAAAGAACTGAGCATGCTGACGCAATAGCGAAAGATATGTTTGCTCATAAGCAATTACAAAAAATGAAAGATATGTTTGGTATAGATGCTTCAAGGTCGTCAGTGCCACCAGATCAAATGCCTGAAACAATGGAAGAGTTAGAACTTCACATGCAGTTAAGCTACAAGCAAGCTATAGAAATTGCAGAAGAAGAAGCTATAACAACTACATTGGCTAAGAATAAATGGGAATTAACTAAACGTAGATTAAATCAAGATTTAGTAACTTGCGGAATAGCTTGTGCTAAAACAACATTTAACAAAGCTAATGGAATAGAAATAGATTATGTTGATCCAGCTTATGTTATATATTCTTACACAGAAGATCCAAATTTTGAAGATATATATTATGTTGGTGAAGTTAAATCTATAACAATACCAGAACTTAAAAAACAATTTCCAGATATACCTAATGATGAATTACAAAAAATTCAACAAATGCCAGGTAATAGACAATATATAACTGGCTGGGGAAATTATGATAACAACACAGTTCAAATTTTATATTTTGAATATAAAACTTATATGAATCAAGTTTTTAAATTAAAATATAATGAAAACGGTTTAGAAAAAATTATACAAAAAACAGATGAATTTAATCCTCCACCTGCTGACACTTATGACAAAGTGTCACGTAGTATAGAAGTTTTATATTCTGGTGTTAAAGTATTAGGAACTGACACTATGCTAAAATGGGAGTTGGCAGAAAATATGACTAGGCCCATGTCTGATTCTACTAAAGTAGAAATGAATTACGCGTTATGTGCACCAAGAATGTATAAAGGTAAAATTGAATCTTTAGTTAGTAAAATAACAGGGTTTGCTGATATGATACAGTTAACACATTTAAAAATGCAACAAGTATTAGCTAGAATGGTACCGGACGGTGTATTCTTAGATATGGATGGTTTAGCTGAAGTTGATTTAGGTAATGGTACAAACTATAACCCAGCAGAAGCGTTAAATATGTATTTTCAAACTGGTTCTATAGTTGGTAGATCGCTTACTCAAGATGGAGAGTTAAATAGAGGTAAAGTACCTATTCAAGAATTAACTTCTTCGTCAGGAGGAGCTAAACTTCAAAGTCTTATACAAACGTATCAATATTATTTACAAATGATACGTGACGTAACCGGGCTTAATGAAGCTAGAGATGGTAGCTTACCAGACAAAGATGCTTTAGTAGGTTTAGCTAAAATGGCAGCTAATCAATCTAATATAGCTACTAAACATATAAATCAAGCTAGTCTTTATTTGTCACTTAGAATATGTGAAAACATTTCTTTAAAAATAACAGATGTTTTAAGATTTCCTTTAACTAATAACGCTTTAGTTGAAAGCATTTCTTTATTTAATGCTAAAACTTTAGGTGAAATATCAAATTTAAATCTTCATGATTTTGGTATATTTTTAGAATTAGAACCAGAAGAAGAAGAGCAGCAAATGCTAGAAACTAATATTCAAATAGCGTTAAAAGGTGGTGGTATTGATTTAGAAGACGCTATTGATATACGTCAAATTAAAAATATTAAATTAGCTAATCAACTTCTTAAACAAAAGCGTAAGAAAAAATTAAAAAGAGATCAAGCTAATCAAAAAGCTATGATTCAGGCTCAAGCTCAAGCTAATGCAAAAACTTCAGAAGCAGCTGCTTTAGCTGAGGTTCAAAAAAATGAAGCTATGACTCAGTCAAAAGTTCAATTAGAACAAGCTAAGTCACAATTTGAAATACAAAGAATGCAAACTGATCTTGAAATAAAAAAGCAATTAATGGCTCAAGAGTTTGAATATCAAAAGCAACTTGCTATGATAGAAAGACAAAACATGGGTGCTAAAGAGCAAGAAATTGAAGATCGCAAAGACAAAAGAATTAAATTACAGGGGACGCAACAAAGTCAACTAATTAACCAAAGACAAACAGATGGAGCACCTAAAGATTTTGAAAGTGCAGGTACATCACAATTAGGCACTTTTGGTTTACAAAATATGATGCCGCCTAGTATCTAAACTATTTAATAATTATATAATATTTTATCATGTCAAAAGAAACACAAACAACAGAACCTGTTAAGCAGGAAGGTGAATTTAAATTAAAAAAGAAAACACCTAAAAAATTTAAAACTTCACCAGAAGGTGAAACAATTAAATTAGATTTAACTAAACCAGAAGCTCAAGGAGAAGTAATTCCTGATATTATTAAGGTAGAAGTACCGGCTGAGGTTATAAAAGAAGAAGACAATGCCATTCGTATCGAAGAAACAGGAGCAGTTCCTGAAAATAAACAAACCGGAGATCTGGCTAAAGTGGACGAACAAATACAAGAGTCCAGCGCCACTGATAAAAAAGAAGTGTCGCCAATCCAAGAAATAGTTGAAGAAGAAGTAAAAGAAATAAAACAAGAAGTTAAAGAAGCTATTAGAGATGAAAAAGTTTTAGGTAAACAATTACCTGAAAACATTGAAAAGCTAGTTAATTTTATGGAAGAAACTGGTGGTACAGTAGAAGACTACGTATCATTAAATAAAGATTATTCAAAACTAAGTTCCTCGCAAGTACTTAGAGAATATTACACTCAATCAAAACCTCATTTAAATCAAGAAGAAATTTCTTTCTTAATGGAAGATAATTTTGAATTTGAAGAAGATGTAGATGAACCAAGAGAGATAAGAAAAAAGAAACTTGCGTTTAAAGAAGAAGTTGCGGAAGCTACAAAGTTTTTAGAAAGTTCAAAAAGTAAATATTACGACGATATCAAGTTGAGACCGGGCGTTACTCAAGAACAACAAGAAGCTGTAAGTTTCTTCGATCAATACAAAAAGCAACAAGAAATTGCTAGCCAACTTCATGGTGATTTTAGAGACAATACTAAAAAATTATTTAACAGTGAATTCAAAGGTTTTGATTTCAATGTTGGTGAAAAAAAATTTAGATATGGTATCAAAGATCCTGGTAAAGTTGGAGAAACTCAATCTGATGTACAAACTTTTATTGGAAAGTATTCTGATGAAAAAGGAAATATTGTAGATCCAGCTGGGTATCATAAAGCAATGTACGCTGCAATGAATGCTGATAAAATTGCTCATCATTTTTACGAACAAGGAAAAGCAGATGGCGTTAAAGACGTTATCTCTTCTTCCAAAAACCCATCACAAGATAAACCTAGGCAAGTTGCCGATGGCAATGTTTTTATAAACGGATTAAAAGTAAAATCGATTAGTGGATTAGACACATCAAAATTAAAAATAAAAACAAAAAAATTTAACTAAAAAAATTAAACAATTATGGCTTTAACTCCACAATTTGGCTCAATAATACCGAGTCAACAACAACAACTTTTAGCTAACAACTATTTAAACTTTACGAACGGTACTAATGATTTTGCTCAGCAATATCTACCAGAACTTTACGAACAAGAAGTAGAGAGATATGGTAACAGAACGTTATCAGGTTTCTTAAGAATGGTTGGTGCTGAAATGCCAATGACTTCTGATCAAGTTATTTGGTCTGAACAAAATAGATTACACATNGCGTACAACGCTTGTACGTCTGTATCTGCTGCAGGAACAATTACTATTCCTGTAACCGCTGCTGGTGCTGCTAATCCAATACTTAACGTAGTTTCTCCAGGTGCAACAATAGTTGTAATGGATAACTTTGGAAACGAAGCAAAATGTTTCGTAAGATCTTCTGATACAAGACCTGCCGGTGGTGCTGGTAACCCAGGACAATTAGTTGTAGAACCTTATGGTTTTGCTACATTATTGCTTGCTGGAATTGCTGATAGCGCTGCTAACAAAATATTTGTTTACGGTTCTGATTTCCAAAAAGGAACTTCTACAGGTAATGCTCCTCAAGCGTTAAACACTTATGCTGCTGCACAAAACCCTATGGTTACTGTAGATCCAAGCTTTTCACAATTTTCTAACTCTCCTATTATTATTAGAAGTACTTATACTATCAATGGTTCTGACACTGCTCAGATCGGTTGGGTTGAAGTAGCTACTGAAGATGGAACTGGAGGTTATTTATGGTATTTAAAAGCTGAGTCTGAAACAAGACTTAGATTTGAAGATTACCTAGAAATGGCAATGGTTGAAGGTGAATTAAGTGCTGGTGGACCTGCTCTTTTAACAGCTCAGTCTGGAGGTACTCAAGGTTTATTCTCTGCAATTTCTGCAAGAGGTAACGTACAAGTAGGATTTACAGCTGCTGCTGGATTAGATTCTTTCGATGCAATTCTTAAAAATTTAGATACTCAAGGAGCTATTGAAGAAAACATGCTTTTCTTAAATAGATCTACTGCTCTAGATTTTGATGATATGTTAGCAAGCATCTCTGGTGGTTTCGCTGGTGGTACTGCTTTCGGTTTATTTGAAAACTCTGAAGAAATGGCTTTAAATCTTGGATTCTCAGGGTTTAGAAGAGGTTCTTATGACTTTTACAAAACTGATTGGAAATACTTAAACGACGCGTCTACTCGTGGTGGTTTAGTTGGTCCTGCATCTATTGAAGGTGTATTAATACCAGCTGGAACTTCTACAGTATATGATCAAATTTTAGGAACTAACATTAGAAGACCTTTCTTACATGTAAGATATAGAGCGTCTCAAGCTGATGATAGAAGAATGAAATCTTGGTTAACTGGTTCAGTAGGTGGTGCTTTCACTTCATCTTTAGATGCTATGGAAGTTAACTTCTTATCTGAAAGATGTTTAGTAACTCAAGCTGCGAATAACTTCGTGTTATTCAAAGGAATCTAATTGGTTCAAAACTAATGTAATTCTTACCCTCGTTATATCAACGGGGGTAATTATTACTTTTACAAATTATTTAATTATATTATATTATGAAAAACAATAACAATACTCAATCTGAAGAAGGTTGGGAAATCAAAGATAGAAATTACTTTTTAGCAGGTAATTCTGCTCCATTAACTTTTACAATACCAAGTAAACATACTAAAAAACATCCTTTACTATGGTTTGATAAAAAAATTGGTGCACAAAGAGAACTAAGATACGCAACTAATCAAGCGTCTGTATTTGTAGACGAACAAAAAGGCGAATCAACAATGGGTCACATAACTTTTGTAGATGGAGTTTTATATGTTCCTAAGGAGCAACAAAATTTACAAAAAATGCTTACATTGTATCACCCACTAACAGGCCATAGATTTCATGAGCTATTACCACAAGCAATAGCGGTAGATGAACTAGAAACTTTAGAATGGGAAATAGAAGCTTTAAATGCTGCTAGAACAATGGACATTGATCATGCTGAGGCCGTGCTTAGAGTTGAAAGTGGTTCAAGCGTTAACAACTTAAGTTCTAAAGAAATTAAAAGAGATTTATTATTATTTGCTAAAGCTAATCCAGCTTTGTTTATAGAACTTGCAAATGATGAAAATGTTCAGTTAAGAAATTTTGGTATAAAAGCTGCAGAAGCTAAAATTATATCGTTATCACAAGACCAACGTACGTTTACGTGGGCTAGTAATAATAAAAAATTAATGACTGTTCCATTTGATGAAAATCCATACGCAGCTTTTGCTGCTTTCTTGAAAACTGACGAAGGTGTAGAAATATACAAGTCTATCGAGAAAAAATTCAAATAACATGTAATACTTAATATAGGGCTCGTTTACTCGGGCCCAATATTATAATAAAAAATTAAAATGGCAATAAACGTAGATCAGGTTTACAAAACAGTCTTGTTAATAATCAATAAAGAACAAAGAGGTTATTTAACTCCAAATGAGTTTAATAATTTAGCTACTCAAGTTCAATTAGAGATAGTAGAAGGTTATTTTGAAACTATTAATCAACAAATGCGAGTGCCACAAAACTCTACCGAATATGGTGATAGAGTTAAAAATGTACAAGAAAAATTAGATATTTTTAAAACTATAGGAACTTGTACTTATAATGCCGCAGCTGGATCTAACCCAGCTTTTTTTGCTACTCCAACATCTTCAGGAACAGCTAGCGGAACACAATTACTTTCAACAATAAATGGAACAACTTCATATCCTTTAACTACTATAACACAAAGTCAAGTTGAAGACAGTACAGTTGTTGTTACTTATCTAGGCGCTGTATATACTACGTTTAATATTACTGGAGGTAATTTTAATTTAACCGCAGGTTCTCTTCCTGCTGGCGCAGCTAATAATATTGTTATAACATTGTATCCACAAGATTTTTATAGTTTAGGAACAGTGCTTTATAGAGACGATAGAGCTGTTGAGCCAGTACAAAGAAATGAACTAGCTATGTTAAATATGTCTCCTATAAGTAAACCTACAGAACATTTTCCAGTTTATTTGTATGAAAACAAAAACATAATAATACACCCACAAACAATAAACAATAGCGTTACTGCTACTTATGTTAGAAAACCGGCTAATGTTAAATGGAATTTTAACGCAGGCGCAGGTTACTATGTATATGATCCTACGACTTCTGTTAATTTTGAATTAGATGTTACAGAGCAGTCTAACGTAATATTACAAATATTATTATATGCTGGTGTTGTAATTAAAGACATAACAATAATACAAGCTGCTTCTTCAGAAATAGCTAAGGAAGCACAAAACGAAAGAAACTAATAAAAAATGGCAATACAACCACCTAACGACGGACTAATAACTGAAAACGCACAACAGTATTATCAAGGCACTCAAGGATTTAGAGGTGCTGCAGTTGTAGCGGCTAACCAAGAGTTTATAACTGATTTTAATACAGAGCTAATATTAGGCAGCTTAACTAGTTGGAACCCTACAGATCCAGATTATGCTTTAAATAATTTTAAAGTATACACTAGCGTTTCAGGTGCTGCTGGAACTTGGTCAGAGTGGATAACACAATTACAAGTTACTAATGGCAAAACTATAACTTTATCAGCATCGCCAGTTGCTAACGCTTTTATTGTTGTTCAATTAGGTATATTGGATGGTGGTAAATATGGCAATACAGAAGCAGACAAAATGTATGGCCAAGCTGTAGAAGATAATTATGGTAGTTATCAATATGTAAAGCTTAACGAAGTTGTTTCTAATTTTTTAGTAGGTTATGTTGGCCAAAGTAAATTATTACCTGACGCTAAAAGAACAGACGTTATATTTTTTGCTAAAAGAGCTTTACAAGAGTTTAGTTATGATACTTTAAAAAGCATCAAATCTTCTGAACTTACTATACCTCCTAGTCTTACATTAGTAATACCACAAGACTTTGTTAACTATGTTAAAATGTCTTGGATAGATAAACTAGGCGTTAAAAGACCTATTTATCCTGCTAATAATTTAACCATAAGCCCTTACTATACCCAAACTCAAGATTCAACAGGTATACCTACTCAAGATAGTTTTGGTAATGATACTGAAGGAACATCTATAACTCAAGAAAGATGGCATAGTAATGACACTAATTTTATAAATGGTAATTTTAATACTAACGATTTTACTAATGACATGTGGGCTTATAACTGGGACTACACAGGTGCCTGGGGTGGCGCAAGCTGGGGTCAACTATACGGTATGGATCCACAATATTCTCAAGCAAACGGTTGGTTTAATTTAAATGAAAGAGAAGGTAAAATATCATTTTCTAGCAATTTAGTAGGACAAATGATAGTGTTAGAATATGTATCTGATGGATTAGCTTATGACTTAGACAGTAGAGTTCCTAAGTTAGCTGAAGACGCTATATATGCATACATATTACACTCGTTAATTGCTGGTAGAATAAATCAACCAGAATATATAGTACAAAGATTAAAAAGAGAAAAAAGTGCTAAATTAAGAAACGCTAAAATAAGATTATCTAATATTAAACTTGATGAAATAGTTCAAGTAATGCGAGGTAAGTCTAAATGGATAAAATCATAATAAATGGCTGAAGTTAAAAACAATTTCATTAAATCTAAAATGAATAAAGATTTAGATGAAAGACTTATTCCAAATAACGAATATAGAGACGCTTTAAACATAGCGGTGTCTAGATCAGAAGGAAGTGACGTTGGTGCTTTAGAAGCTATCTTAGGCAACGTACAAAGAGCTATATTGGGTGATCCAAAAACTCAAATAATAGGAACTTTAGTTGACGAAACTAATAATGTTGTTTATTTCTTTTCTACAGATTTTACACCAACGTCTTCAGTAACTAACGCACCTTTAAGTGCAGTGTGTAAAATATCTGTATATAATGTTTCTTCACAATCTGTTGTTACTTTAGTAAGTGGTAGTTTTTTAAATTTTTCTACAACAGCAAGAATGAACGGTGTTAATCTTTTAGAAGATCTTTTATTCTTTTCAGACAATAGAAATCAACCTAGAAAAATAAACGTAAGCACAGCGTCTTCTAATTCAAGTTATTACTTTAATGAAGATCAAATATCTGTGGCTAAATTTGCGCCATATCTTGCGCCTAGGTTTATAGATTTAAGATCTATAGCTGCTACAAAACCTTCTACCATGTCTGATGCTAGTGACCCAACTCAAACAGAAATAGGTACTGGTACTTATTCTTCAGTAAATTTAAACGTATCTAAATATAAAAACGGAGAAGCAATAACAGAAGCTCAAACTCCTTCCGCGTGGACAACAGCAAACGCTAGCGGTGTTGGGGCTTGGTGCTATTATGAAAACAAATTAGCTAACGGTGTTGTTTATGGTAAACTATATAATAAGCATGCTGTTTTAGATTCTAGAGGTTTAGCTCCAAATGGGTTTACAGTAATGTCAACAGCTGACTGGACTGATATAAGCGCTAGTGGTGCTCTAAGATTAAAATCTTCAGATCTATGGGCTGCTAATCCTGGAACAAACACTACTGGTTTTGACGCTTTGCCTTCTGGATATAGAAACTATATAACAAACACAAATGCTTTTGCTGCGTTAACTACAGAAGCAAGATTTTGGACAAGCGACGCTATTAGTTCAGGATTATCAACATATATTAAAATGAGCTCCGCAAATCAACTTGTAGTTCAATCTAATACTGGTAATGATGCTTTGCCTATAAATGGCTACGCTGTAAGAGTAAAAAGAAACGCAGGTTATAACGGTTGGAATGGTGATCCTGATTTTTTAACTGATAAATTTGTTAGATTTAGTTATAGATTTAAATTTGACGATAACGAGTATTCTTTAATAGCTCCTTTTAGTCAAGACGTTTTTATACCTCAACAAGAAGGACAATTTTTAAACGAAGACGAAACACAAGCATTTATAACAACAGTTGTAGAGTTTATGCAAAACTCAGTTAATAATGCTGTATTAAATATTGAATTACCTAGTTTAAATATATTAAATGACTATAAAGTAAAAGCAATTGATATTGTTTTTAAAGAGTCTGATACGCAGGCTTATCAAGTTTTAGAAACAATAAGAGTTGATCAAGCATTTATAAATAATTTAAATAATACAAACGTATATCAATACGATTATCAGTCTACTTTGCCAATAAAAACATTGTCTGCTAACGAAACAACTAGAGTTTATGATAGAGTACCTGTAACGGCTAGAGCACAAGAAGTAGCTGCTAACAGAGTTATGTATGGTAATTTTGTAGATGGAAAAAGCGGGCAAAGAGGTTTAGATTATTTTGCTAGCGTTGTACAAAAAACTCCGCAAAACTACATAGAATATCCACAACACTCTTTAAAACAAAATAGAAATTATCAAGTTGGTATAATTTTAGCAGATAAATTTGGAAGACAAACAGATATAATATTATCTAATTATGATGGTCTTTTAGACGCTAACGGAGATCCTCAACCAGGTTCTAATGTATTTAGTGACTATAGTTCTGTAGGTTTTAATACTTCTGTAGACTCTTGGCTAGGTAATAATTTATTATTAAGTTTTAATAGTTTAATACCAGAGGCTGCTAACGCTAATAACGTAACTGGATATCCAGGTGCTTACGCGGTAGGTAACTATTGGAGTGTTCTTACAGCAAATCTTAATTACAAAGTTTTTTTTATTGATTATTCTACACAATCTTTAAACACGGTATTAAATCAAGTTGTTTATGATTTTACAGGTATACTATATTCAGATACTACTGTAACAGCTAATAGTTATGAAATATTTGTAGATTCAGGAAATGGCTGGATAAAACTAGCATCAACAGATTATGCTGTAACAAATCAAGGTGGAGTACCTAGAGTAACTTTAGCAAACGCTTTACCAGTTGGTCAAAAAATAAAGTTTGAATTACTTTTTACATCAAATAAATATTACAAATATAGAACCGGAACACTTATTACTGCTCAACCATTAATTCCAAGTTTTGCAACAACTTACAAAACATACTTTGACGTAGGTAAAAATTTATCTGGATTATATATCGATTATGTAGAAATAAAAAACTTAGATACAGTCGGTAATCCTGTGGATTCAGTTGAAATTTTTCTTGATGGAGAAGTTGCAACTAAATATCTTTTTAATAACTCTACTTTAACTAGACCAGAACCTGCGTTAACCGCTGGTAAAACATTTGCGTCATATGATATAAATGTAAATGGTTTTTATAGTTACAAAGTAGGTATAAAACAACAACAACAAGATTACTACAATGTATATCTTCCAGGTATAATAAATGGTTATCCTTTAGAAGATATAACAAAAGAACAAGGTGAAACAGCTTTTACAACGTTAATATCTGATAATATAAATAAAATACCTAGAAACTTACAAGATGTTGGGCCATTACAAAACCAGTTTACTAGTGATGAAAAACTTTTTGGTAGAGTAACTAATGCTTTAAACGTAACAAGTGGTGGAATTACATACCGTAATACTCAGTTTGATCCTTTATCTTCAGCAG